TCATCTTCTAGCAATTCGCTTACAAAAGACCAGCTACGCGGTGTTGCAAACGAACGTGATGAACTGCGTGGATCAAAGTCATATAAGTCTTTCTTTGCAAATGTCAAGTAACCTACAACATCAGTGTGTTCATTATTTGCAACAGCCCAGTTAAACCAATCATCAAATGATACAGCAAGTTCTAAGTGGATAAAGCGGTTAGCTAACGGAGCAGGCATTCTATAAGTAACACCTTTGTCAGCTTCACGGTTGCCAGCAGCAACAATCATAACATTGTCTGGTAGCTTGTAAGTGCCTACACGACGGTTAAGAATTAGTTGATATGCTGCCGCTTGCACACTAGGTGCTGCTGAGTTCATTTCGTCTAGGAATAGTATAATGTGATCAAATTGAGCAGCAAACTCTTCGCTTGGTAATTCACTAGGCGCACCCCAAACCATTGTACCTGAGTTGCTGTCGAAGTATGGAATACCTTTAATATCTGTAGGTTCCCAAAGCGACAAGCGAATGTCAATTAAGTGTGAATTTGTAAAGCCCTCACAAATTTGTGCTACAATATCAGACTTACCAATACCTGGAGGTCCCCATAAGAAGATAGGACGTTTTTTAGTAAGTGCGTGTTTGATGCTTGCTTTTGCGCCATTTGGACTAACTGTGCGAGTTGAAGTATCCATTTGTAGTACCCTCTTTTTGCGTTGCTTTATTTAAACTATACATATATTATAGCACCATTACAGCAAATGTCAACCACTTTTGGAAGGAAATTTAATCTTTTATTTGTCTATTAATTGCTTTAGTTAAGCCGTATTTGCGTAAATCACCACTAAAAAGAGTAAGCTCGACAGCCTTCTTTTCGTTCGTTACTATAATACTTCTATTTGTAAGGTAGTAAGGACAGTCAATAAACTTGTCAAGATGTATGATTACTTGTGTAGATAGGGGAACATCTCGAGGATACGGTATATCGTATGTTGCTAGGTCTATCTCAGTCAGTATATCAAATCCCATTTCTGTTAAGCGTAATCCACCTGAGTTTTTATCTCTGTTGTTTTTCCACCATAGAGGCATAAATTCTGTCACTGTTACGCTATTCGTACTTTTACCTAGTTCTTTTAAAAAGAGCTTAGTATAAGTCTCTTTCCAGTTCATTCCTCTACAACCACTTCACCATGAGTAAGTTTGTATACAGCAAAATCTTCACTTCTAAACATTTCGTTTAATTTTTTAGCCAAGTTATGTGCGTGGCCGGGATTACTAAAGCTAACTTTTTTGTATTTAGGTCCTGGATAATTAGTAAGTGCATTTGCACTCTTAAGATTAAATGGTTTTTCTAAATAAAATACTGCCCATATAGCGTCAGCTTCTAATACTTGCTCGCTCTTATAGGTCTTATTATTGATGTTTTCTAATATAACTGTAGGCTTTGGTCTACTCATATGCGTAATTCCTTTTAATTAACTACGCATATATTTATCTTTTTAAAAGTTATCTGCGCACTTAAAACTTAGAACCGCCATCTAAATTAATTTCAATAACGTCCTCACTGTTATCTTTAGACTGTGCAACTAATAGTTCAAGATCACCGTGTAAGCGACTCATAACAGCGCCTAGTGTAAACGCTAGTGTCTTTGCAGTAGCAATGTCTAGTTTAACTTCTCTTGCACGACTTTGTTCAGCCGCCTTTACAGCATTTAGAAATTGCTGTAAAGGAATAGTGTTTAATGGTTCAACGTCCGGCACGTGATAACTCCGATCTCATTTCTATCTCTGTTTTAAACGGACCTTTAAAATTATAGCGTTCAATAGTAATTAGTTTAGGACAAAAGCTTTTAACCCAACCTTTTTCAAACTCAATAATATAATAGCCTGCACAATATGCACTTTTAGATTTGTTACTTTTAGTAAACAAAGGTAGTTTGCGTTTTACATCATACATTGTATTATAAGGACTTACGCTAGTAGGAAATCCGTGTACACTACATTTTTCAAGTTCTACAGGTTCTACAAGATTTTCACTACCTAGTGTAGTCCAAACAATTTCAGCCCCAAACTTTTGTTTCATTTCTCGCTTGTTGTCAAAGAAACAAGTTTCCGCTTGATTGCTAAACATATAACGATCGTCATTATATGACATAGTTCCGATACGTTCTTGATTACGTTCGACAATCCAAAATTTATCTTTTAATACAGGTTTTGCTTTTATAGTCATACCGGATACCTTGCTTGTAATGGTTCTGCAAAAGATTGTGCTTGATCTGCAACTCGTTGCATATCCCACTTTGCACAAAACTTCATAAGACGCATACCTACTTGTGTTACTTCTTTAGGCTTTGCGTGTTCTGCAATAGTTGTATCAATGATCTCTCTAATGTCTGCAGGTTGTGCAGTCAAGTCACATAATACAACATTGCGATTATAATCATCTAGTACACGATGTTCTACACCTTCGTGATCTACCCAACGCTGTAGCATCATGTTATTCCAGTTGTAACCTTTTGTAGTCTTATCAGCATATGCTTCAATAAGACCTACTTTATTCTTAGTGCCTTTTTTACGCACACCAGGATAAGCACTAAACACGTTATCACTAGTGTCACCGCGCATACACTTTTCAAACAACATAAAGTCGGGCAACGGTGCAGGCTTAATTTCTTGTGTCTTCTTTTCAATAACAGGCGTGCCGTCGTCGTTGAAGTAGCCTCTATCTGTAATAGTCATATTAGCAACACCGTTGTACTGTGTGCAATTAGGACCTACTAGTTGTGCAAAGTCGCCGTCTGTACTAATAATAACACAATGATCATTAGGGTGTGCTTGTACCCAACCTGCAATAAGATCATCTGCTTCTAGTTGCTTGTGTTGCATAACAGTACAGTTAGTCTTGTCTGTAACAAAGTTCTTAAACTCGTCAAAGATCTCCCAAAATGCTGTATCGTCTTCACTCTCTTGTACAGTCAACTTGTCGCGAGCAACTTGCCTATTACGCTTGTAAGGTTCATAATAATCTTTGCGCCAGCTGCGACCTTCTAAGCAGAATACAACATGATCTGCATTAAAGTCCTTCCAAGCCTTTTTAATACTGTTAAGTGTGATATGTAGTGCCATGCCTACTTTAGTATCAATATCGCCACGTACCACGTGCCGAGCTCGAAAGAAAGTATTTGCAGTATCTACTAGTACATAAGTTGCCATTGTATTGCCTTTTATTGTGTTAATTTAAATATAGTATAACATCATTTATGAATGTTGTCAACTAACTTCTGATTTTCCTTTAGCAATAGGAACAACATTAATATAGCCAGCACCTCGATTAGTATCTTGTCCGTCAGCTTCTAGCATATTGTGTACAATGTCACGGAACCATCTATCTACAATCTCTTCTTCAGGATCATTCTCTACACCGTAACCTGCTGCAATAAGTTGTGCAATAAAGTATTCATTCCAGTCAAGTTCAAAGAAGCCGTTACGCACATTCTCTTCGTTAACTTTAACATCGATAACATTTACCCAAGGTTCTTTTTTGCGTGTGTGATAGTCTTTAGGATCACGTTGTTTAAGAAGTTCCATCTTTTCAGCTTCTACTTCTACTTTCTGCGCTTCTACTTTGTCTAATCCTGTTATTTTTTTTAAAAAGTTTTTCATATTAATCCTTTTCGTCTCATCTCTTCTGGGTCCATAGGCTTCTTAGCTTTAGCCTTCATAGCTCGTTCGTGTTGTTCGTTTTCGTATGCATCACGTACCCCACGCATTTCCGAATAGGGATATATGGAGCCTTGGGGTAAATCGCCATCCCTTTTCCATACAGACTGCTGCAACTTCTTGAACGTTAAGGACATACTCTTCCGAGCGTCCCCCAAGTGGCATACAATATACTGGACACTCAACGCCGACATTACGATATGCTTGCACAGCTCTACCAGCTTCTTCAATATCTGAACGATCAGCAACAACAAATTTAAGATAAATGTCACTACCAGCAACAGTGGAATAATTAAGAGCAACACTAGGTTTAATAGCGTCTTCCCAAGATTCTCCACTAACGGATAGCTTAGGGCTGCAACTCCATGTGACTGTAATTCTATCGCTATCGTTGAGATAGTTGTATAAGTCATCGTGTAAAACTTGTGTAGTGTTTGTTTCAAATGTGACATTTTTTAAATCCTTCATTCTAGGGTGTTCAAATAACTCAACATACAACCGTTGCCAAGCAAGTAGCGGCTCGCCGCCTGTCATAATAAGATGGATATCCTGACCGTTATCCATTGTCCACTTACCTTCTGGAGTAAGCGATAACAGATGTTCTACCACTTCGTCGATCTCTGCAAGTTTGTTAAAGTCTTTAAACTCAGGATAGATACTTGCATACGTATCACAACCTGTGTGAATGATAGGCAAGTCTGTAAACTTTTCAGTCCTTGCAATAATACCATCATCTAACAAGTCTTTTACTTCTTGATTGTATCTTTGACCATCTGCAAGTTTCTCTGCACGACTAGGTTCATCTTTGCCAAGTCCAAAGTTCATGCATCGAAAGTTACAACCGAAGGTACGCAAGAATACACTAGGTACTCCTACAAACTTACCTTCGCCTTGGACACTATAAAACGCTTCTGAATATCTTAGTTTCATACTTGACTTTCTGTTTACTGCTTCATGTGATGGATAGCCTTTTTCAAATACTGGAGATTCTATCATCGTGCAAACTCCTGTTGCAGTTTAATGTTATCGAAGAACTCTTTCTTTGTGCCAGCATCATCTTTAAATGCACCACGTAGTACAGTTGTTTGTGTAAGACTACTAGTTGCCATAATGCCTCGGTTCTCACAACAGCCGTGCGTTGCTTGAATGTAGACACCTAAGTGTTCTGCATCAGTTGCTAGTTGTATTTCACGAGCAATATCATTTGCAAGTTCTTCTTGTAGTGTACCGCGTCTAGCACACCATTGTGCAATACGTGTGTACTTAGATAATCCAATAAGTTTATCTGCTGCAATAATACCAATGTATGCTACACCTGCTACTGGCTGGTGATGATGCGAACACATACTTTTTAGCTCACTGCGTACTACTAGCATACCTTCATAACGTTCATCACTATCATTTGGAAATGCTGTTGCACTAGGCGCCGCATCGTAGCGTCCTGCCATAATCTCGTTGTAGTACATTTTAGCAAGACGCTTTGCAGTGCCTTTACTATTAGGATCATTATAACGATCAATTAGTAGTGCGTCTAGTACACCTTCAAAAGCAATAGCTGCTTCGTCAATAAGTGCTTCTTTGTCACCAGTCTTTAATACTTCACTGATATTGTCACCAGCCCAATGGCGAATGTTTGCTTCTTCAAGCCGGGCTTTAATTTGTACTATTTTGCTCATTTATTTATTTCTCCGATGTTTAGGCAGTGGATTGCCGGTAGTAATACAATGCACAATATAACTTATATTATACATTGTATTTAGGTATTTGTCAAGTATTAAAATATTTTTCTAACATATCAATACGGTCAGTTGCATGAGCCATCTTGTCAAGTTCTTCTTGAATTGCTTCGACAATATCGCTATGCTCGCCGATACCAGTTGCATTATTCATATACACCATGATATTAGTTTTTGCACGTTCTAGCTCACCTTCGGCATGCATACGTGCTGCTTTGACTAATTGTTCTCTCAAGTTCATTTCCTTTTCCTTATTGTTATTATTTGTATTCAGCTACGTTTTCCCAAGGGTAAACAAGCCATACATCTTCTTCTGCTTTGTTAATTTCGTGACAAGTATATCGTACGTCACTAAAGTCGCTTGCTAAGTTTTCTGTTAGTGTAGCAAAACGAACATTTTGATCCCAAACTGTTCCCCAACTTTTATCCATTGGCAAACAACTTGAAGGCCAGTCTTCTTTGATCCAATTGAAAGTAGCACCAGTATCGTTGATATCATCTACAATAAGGATGTTCTTGCGTAAAGGAC